CTGCAGGAAATTACACTGCCCTTTTACGCCCCATCCTGCAGGCGGCTGCTCATCCTTTGGTAACAGCTCCCAGTGTTTACAGGTCTCGCACCGCTCATCATCCATCCACGCAGGAGCCTCATAGGTCGAGCCGTCGCGGTCATGAGTGCGCCTCTTCTGATAGTCCGCTATAGTAAGCTGCTCAACCATTGCTACGCTCCTTCTCAAGGCACTTGCTGCAGTAATACCTTGTCTGACCTCTGTTTGTTACCATCTGAAAATCTACTCCCGGTATGCCCATTGCGAGGTTGTCACATAAATAGCACCTGTGCGGAGTCTCAATTTTCTTTGTCTTTTGCATGATCTGCCCTCCTACAATCTGTTGAGCGGACACCTGCGGCAAATATCGTCAAGCTCATCTGCGCTCTTTGCCTTTGCCGGGTACTTGCAGTACTCGTCGCATATCTCTGTCTTGATCTTCTCTACCTGCTCTGCCACTGTCATATCCGCTATGTTCTTACGCCTCCTGTTTTGCATTGTGCAGCCTCCTTAACATTGCATGGGCATTGTCTGGTATAGCCTCTGCCCTCTTTCCGAGAGTCAGCTTGGCGATCCTTGCAAGCTTGTCATTCATGGCTATACAATCATCAATGCTCTTGCCCTCCTTGATGTTCTGCACATATGCGCAGGCTATTACTTCCTCAAGCCTCTTAAGCTTCCGTCTTGTTAATATCCTCATAGTCGCCCCCTACAAATACGATTTTCTAAACTCCCTCATGAAGCGCTCTCTCGCTTCCTCTGGTGTGGCTCCTGCTTTTATCCACTTCTGCTCAATGACCTGCTGCCCTGTCTCATGCAGATACTTCTGCAGCTTCGCTCCATTCTTGCCGTGAGCCCCATTAGTTCCGTGGTGATGGGCGTTGCACAGGTGCACCTTAAGTCCGTACTTCTCAGATACCTGCCTGTCAGATCCGCCAAATATGTGATGCTCCTCTAACCCATCACAGGATCCGCAGATAAAGCACCAGTTCTCTTTATCTCCCGGTATAATGCTCCTCATCCCTCAATCGCCTCCTGCCTTGTAGCTCCGATCCTAAGGTGTGGCGGCAGGGCAAAGTCTGTTTTCTTTCTGTCAACCACTGTGCGGTATGCCCTGAGGAAGTGTGACTGCTCTACACTGTTCACAGTCTCAATATCCATCTGTGACATTTCCTTGAGGTTAGCAGGAGATCCTACTGCATCCTGTACCTCTGCAGGAAGCTTGTTGAACTCAGCCTCAGAGTTATAACCACTGTTGCAGATTGCCTTGTATACAAGTGCCCACGCTGCCATTGGTTCCATGAAGTTAGACTCCTTTTCGCCTATCAGCGTTGTGATCTGTCCTATGGCAGGAGCAAAACCGCTCTTGTCGCTCAGGATATATCTCTGCAGGGCTTCACTCACTGCCTTGTAGTCATAGCTTTTAAGCATTGCTGCCCACACATCCACAGTCTCTTTAAGATCTGCAGGGTGATAGTTCGGATAGGCAGCAGATATACTGCGAATAATTATTTTTGTCTCATCTCTTGTCATACCCTATCCCAGTCCACCTTCCCTCCGGGATCTGCCCTTGCACTTCTCTGTAGCTTCTCCCAGATAATGCCTTTCCACTCATTGCTCATGCACAGGTCTATAAGATCGCACACTGCATCTGCACCTGCTTCTCTCTCATGCTTGCTTATCTGTGTTATCAAAGACTTAAAGCCCATATCTTTGTACGGCTCATTCCTCTGGTGCTTGTACTCTATCCAGTCTCTTACCTTGTCCTGTACTTGGCAGCCAAGCTCAGACTGTAGTACAATGTCCTGCATTTGTTCCACGGAGAGTGTGGGTGCAGCTTTTTCTTTTTTACTTTTCTTTTTTGTCTCCGTAGGAGACTTAGTATCAGTTACAGTATCAGTAACAGTTACAGTATCAGTAACAGTATCACTACAGTTTTCTGACAGATTACTGTCTGATTTCTGACAGATTACTGTCTGATTACTGTCTGATTTCTGTCTGTTATCTGTTCTAATAGCCTTCATGCGATCTACCTTCTCTTGATACTTGTTGTTGTCCTCATCAAGTTTTTTCCTTACCATTGAGAACACTGCATTAAGGATTGGGTTATCGCACTTAGGCTCCTCGCCTCTAAATGCATAGGCTATTATCATGTGAAGCAATTCTCCTGCTGCCTCTGTAGGGAGATCCTCTGCCAGATCTGCCCATGCGCTATAAAAAACAATGCTCTTTTTACCTTCCATCACTCCAACTCCCATACAAATCTATCCAGTCTGTCAGTCTCATTGTTACAAGCCACTCTCCTCTATTCCGTCTGTGGAATACTGTAGGGAGTCCGTCCTGCCTCTTCTCAGCCTCAAGTATTGCCTGTGCCATAGCCTTGTGAATGTTAAGAGCCTCTACTCTTTTAACCTCAGGGTGAATACCTTCAAGACCTATAAGATCGCTCTGGTGGTTAAAGCACTGTCCTCTTTTGACTTCATACCCCCACTGATCTCTTATGAGGTTTGCAAGTTCTCTTTCTCCATCAGCCCCTTTTCTCCTTGAGCTTCTGCCTCTTGCTCTTGCATCCTTCATACCTCTACTCCTTCCTTGAACTTAACGCCCCATCTTTCCTGCATCTGTGCTATCTCTTCCGGCGTTGCGGTCTCTATGCCATGATCCTTACATTCCATCACAGTACCCTGTATGAGCCTTGCCATTTCCTCAGTGTTATAAGTGTGTGATCCTCTGTATGCCCGGTACCAGTAAGCCCCATCCTCTCCGATCTTGATAAGCTCCATGTGTACCTCTTCACGTTCCTTCATAAACTCAGGCGTGGCATTGGTCTTATATATGAATGCCTGCCCATCATCCATGTACCAGATCTGCCCATATGTGGTGATGAGTTCGTTTTTCATGTATGCCATAGATACGTTATTGACCTGCCTTAGCTTGTCGCACAGCACATGGAAGTATGCATTACTGTCAAGGCTTCTCTTTTTCCTGTGGACTACAAGCTTTATATCAAGAGCCTTGTCTAAAAGCTTTTCTATCAGTGAAGGCTCTTGATCTAGCTCTAAGGTAAGAAGAGTCTTACGACTATAGAAATCTATTTTTATGTCTGATATCCTGCCGCTAAGATCCATCCTCTTCTCCTACGTAAACCTTATAAAACAGTGTTTTCTTGCCGTGCTTGGCGTGGCTGATCTGTGAAGAGATACAATTTGCAGTAGTGTTGCACGCCTCTGCAAGCTCCTGCCTAGTATCTCTTACGCATACAGGGAGCTCGTACTCATCATTAGTGACTTTCATGTAAACGTAATCACTTGTTGCCATACTTGTTCCAGACAACCATAAGCTGAGCAGTGGAAGCTTTCTCTATAGCGTCAACCTTGAAAGTCTTAAGCAGTGCCTCAAGGCTCTTGGATCCGTTAGGGTAATGCTTTTTAGCACAATCGAGCATTACTTCTCTTGAAGGGTACGCACCCTGCGCCTGTGCTTTTTCTGCTGTCATTTCCTGCTCAGGAGCCTTTGGCTCTTCCTGCATCTGAGGTATCGGTTTCACTTCGTTACTTCCTTTCTTTCCGTAGGTGAATACAACTCTTTTCATCTTTGAGTTGTAAACCTCTAAGCCATCTATGTTTCCATCACTGTCATACGACACACTCTTTACTGTGAACTTGTCGTATGTGGATCCTTTGTCATTGGCGTTATAGTTGCCTTTATCCACCCATATACTAGGCGCCGAGTATAACTCTCTTCCTATTCCCAGATTGAAGCAGGCTCTCTTGAAAGAGTCGGATGCCTGCCCTTTCTCTTCCTCTGTTTTGCTTTTGGTTCCTACATCCTGCTTTGAAACCCACTCTCCTGTCTCAGGATTCTTTACCGATACTGTGCAGTAGAGATTGCCGTCTATCAGTTCGTGGTGCCTCTGCCATCCGAATATGCCGAATTTCTCATCAAGTAGCTTCTGATCTACTCTTGCGTCTTTATAAAGCAGGAGCAAAAGCTTTCCGTCCTTTGTTGTCTGGGCTACTCTGCACTCCATTTCATCTGCTCTGAGCTTTCTAAATCCTTCCATAGCGCCCTCCTTATCCGATAACCAGTGACTCGCCCTGTTCAAGGTGCGCGTACTCTATTACTTCTCCGTTCTTGATTGCGTCCTTGATAGCGGTTTTGTTTACCTCTGTCTTTACCTTCAAATACTCAGGCGGTACTGCCTCCTCATTGTCGATAACGACTGAGGCAGGATTCTTTTTGATGTTGAAAGAGAAAAGATCTGTCTTAAACTTTCTCTTCCCGGTAACTTCCATTGCGTTCTTAAGGGATTCCTTCA